CCCTCGATAGAAAACGCTTTATAGACGCCGCTCTTGACTCCGTTCCAAGCGCGTTCGTCTGTGACTTCAAAGCCGATCCACCAACCTACCGGCACAAGTCCTGCGGGAATGCCGAGAGCTTCTTGCTTCTCGATCGTGAAAACCATACTCTCGATCATCTCGGCGGAACCCTTCTTGACGTGCATCTCTCCACCCTCTCGGTACATCTTCGTGAACCGGTAGGCCATCTTCTCGAGATCCTCCACGTCAATGAGGTCCTTCTGTCGGTCGACGACTTGCGAGAGTTCGGGTTCAGCATCGGCTTTCTTCACCCACTCGTGAGAAACCGCTGCCCATCCGAACACCTGATGCTTGTCTTCGTCGACCTTCGCAATCGGTACGAGAAGTTCGAAGGAGTCATCGGACTTCTTGACCTTCACCCACGCACCGGTTGCGTTTTTCTGCCATCCGGCATTCTTGAGACCCGCCCAAGCCGTGGCAGACGCTTTTGCATCGTCTTTGTACTGACCGTACGCGGAGTTGAAGATCGCTCTCCACGTCGACTGTGCTTCTGCCGGCAAGGCATTCTGCACCGGCTTCGGCAGGTCGGTATTTGCACTGTAGGGCATCGTTATTCCTCCTGTCATTGGAACGTTTACGTGTACGCTTGAAGCGGTTGGTTGCGCCATCTCATCACGTCCTTACTGTGGCGTTGCGGGCTTCCTTACTAAACCGGTTGCACATCGGCAGTCCGGATGCAGTGGAGGTTGTTTAACTCCACCGGGAAACAATCCGTTGAGTGGTGCGGTTGTCCCATCGAGAGCGGCACATGCTTCACACTCACGATCGTCTGGAGTAGCAATCCACTCTCGTTCGACGGTCTCCTCATCGAGGTAGCCCTTGTTTTGCATATCTTGCCAGTGAAGCTGCTGTCCAGCATTCGCAGCTGCGATCGTCTCCGTTCGAGCGATGAGTCTCGCACGCTCGTTCAGCTTCTTCTGGCGGTATTTGTTAACGAGTTTGTTGATCTGATCCTTCGGAAGTCCGGAAGCAATCAATCGCTGCTCTAACGCCGTGACTGCCTTCGCGTCTCTGTCGGTCAAACCAATCGAGTTTCGAATGATCCGTGCCGTTTCGTACGGATGACCTCCGGAAGCAAACGCGGTAGCGATGACGTTTCGAATTGCGTCTCGGGACTCGACGGTGATTAGCGTGATCAGTGTCGAGCTCTCCTCTAGTGCCCACTGAATCGCTTTCGGGTTACGCATGTTGAACGAGAGATCGAGACCGACCTCGTCTTCGTGACCGGAAAGAATGCGCTTTGCCTCTTTCGGACTAACGGAACCCTTTCGTACGACAGCAACGCCCTGCTGCTCAACGAAGAATCGCCGGAACTCTGGAGTGGAAGCCTTTCCTCCTCCTTGAGTCAGCTCGTAGAGAAGCTCGGCGGCATCGGACATCGTCGCTTCAAAGATGCTCCACGGAAGGATGTCCTCAACCTCAGGAATGTTCCCCTCTTTGCACTTGTCGGCGAGCGCGTGGACGTTGATTCCGTTGCGCATTCTCTCGACCGCAACCTGGAACAGCGTCTCCAGAGCAGGTTCGGCAGCATCAGCTACTCGATGGATGTTCTTCCACGCAGGTTCGTCGATCTTCGCTATGAAGTTGTCGAGTGCTTTTGCAACCGAGACTAAGCTCATCGGCTCTCCTCTCACATGTCGGACAGACCTGTCGACCTTCTGGGACGTACGCACCACAGCAGACACACCGGTCATCGTTTAGAATCCTCATCGTCTTCATCGTCGTCATCCTCCATCGCCTTCTGTACGGAAGCTCTCAAATCTTTCACCGCTCCGAGGAACTCCTCTCGCTCTTGATAGTAGCGTTTCTCGAGCTTCTGCAAGGTCTGATCTTCTGCAGCTCCACCGGTCTGAACCTTCGGTGTAGCTGACGGATCTTCTGGTTTCGACGGTAGGTGTGCGGCACTACGCAGATACTCCTCCAGCTCATCGTCTGGGAACAGAGGCATCGCAGCACCGGACAGCTTCTCGATATATCCACCCAACGCTTCAAGGTCGGGCGACTCAACGTCATCATGCACGAGCTTCGGTAGCTCAGTGAGATCACCGAAGTCGTTCAAGGCGAACAGCCTCGTTACAGCCTTCGTGTTGATCACGTCTGCGATGCTGTCAAGAATCGCCCCTAGCGCTATGGCAAAGAGGCTCGTCTTGTCAGAGGAGAGAGCGAAGCTACCAACGTTCTCGTGACCTAGCAGAAGGAAGTCTGCCATAACCGTCATCGCCATCCGTTGATCGTAGCGAGCGATGATTGAGTTCGTATCGAACTGTCTGCGGGAGCCGGTAGAGAGCAGCGTGAGATCGTAGAGCTTGTTGTTGTTCTCGTCGTAGCACAGGGGCATCATGATGCCTTCCTGCTCGTCTCGACGGATGTTCTGAACGATCTTCTGCCAGTTGTTGTACGCCAGAATCGATTCGTCGGTGTCCTTCGTGATGATCGTCTCTGGCAACCAGACAACCGGGAGACCTGCAAGGTCCCTCTCAATGCCGATCGCTTCGACTTCCTCGATGTTCTTCTTCATGTACCAGGACCGGTACGCGTTACGCAGAATCGACCTACCCTCCGGGTTACCCTTCGTGACCGTAGGACGGAACAGCAACGCCTTCTCGATGGGTATGAATCTGAGCACGTAGTCCGGAGGTGGTTGCTGCTTCATGCCGAGCAACCCGTCATCGTTGTCTGTGATCAGCCTCTCGTCACTGTCGTTCGCGTACTCCCACTCGTACAAGGTCTCCTGAGCTCGCAGAGACCACTTTCGCCAGCCGATCCTTCCATCGGTATACTTGCTCCTTCTCGTCCCGTCCTTCATATCCGGACCGAGACGTTTCTTGTAGACGATTTCCATGTACGACCAACCGAAGGGAAGCATCGAGAGGATCTCCGAGAGAGTATCCTGCCACGAACCTGCCATGTCGTACAGGCATCCCTCAAGGAAGTCTGCAGCTTCTTCATCTGCGGGAGACTCTCCGCCCTTCTCAACTCTCCACGTCACTTGACGGAGAAGCATCTCAACGGCGTACAGGAACGCACCAACGATTGCGTCGTTGTCTCGCATCTCCTTGTAGATCTTGATGCCTCGAGAGCCACGAAGCTCACGGAGCCACTCTTCCGCTATCGTTCCACCGAACCTCGTCAGCCCAGTACGACCTACCTCGGTGTAGAGCGAGTCACGATCTGGCATTGCTTCTCACCTCCTTAAACTTGATCTCGCCACTTGCTTGTCTGAGTCACTCCACCCGGGGAAACTACCGGAGTAGTCTTCGTGCGGAGTCTGTTCAGAGCTTGCGTTGTTGTATCAACCTGGTCCTTGTAAACTCCGTTCGGGAACGTCACGAGCTCCTCGATGTAGTCCTCCGTCCAGAGTCTGTCTTCTGGTATGTGAACGTTCCCGGCTTCGAAGAGGTACGAACAAGCAGATGCACGTGACTCCTTACCTCCGTCTCGGCTGGGAATGATTGGAATGATTCCTGCGATCTCGTTCTTCAACGTCTGGATGACTGCGTATCCGTTCGCGGCTTCCTCGATCAGCTTCTCCGACGCCTCAGGATGCTCACTGGTTAGCAGTCGCACCTCTTTCACTGAGGCTGGGAAGTCGAGCTTCTTCCTGACTTGGTCGATCAGATAGAAGTCCGCACCTTTCTGGCCCCAGACCTGACCGCATACGTACGCGGAACTCTTCAGGTCCTTGAACGCCATATCCCAAGACTGTATGTACTTGCTGCACTTCGGAGCTGGTCCTCGATACATCCTCATCCAGTTGCGTTTGAAGATGCCACCTTCCTGAGGACTCGGTCTCTGTTGGTACAGAGCCGACCACCAGTACGCACTTAGCGTAGCCTTCGTCCGTAGCAGCGTAGCCTTGCTGAACCTCTCAGGCCATAGAGGCTCTCCTACGTTCCGACCTAGCATGTCCTTCTCTTCAGCGAGTGCGGGAAGGTTGATAACCGCCCACTTCTCCTGCGAACCCTCTTCTGCTGCTTGCTTGAGGATCCGACCCGCAAGGTCATCCTCATTCCAACGTGTGAGCGTCAGGATGATCTTGCCGTTCGGCTCTAGTCTCGTGTATGCAACAGCCTGATACCAGTCCCACGTACGATCTCGGTAGGTCTTCGACATCGCTTGCTCCGGTCCCTTGACAGGATCGTCGATGAGGAAGAGCTGTGCGCCCTTACCTGTCGTAGCCCCTCCAACGCCCGCGGTGTTCATGCCTCCACTACGGCTTGCGAGGTCCCACCTGTCTGAAGCGAAGCTCCGACTCGAGACAACCTCGTGGAAGATCTCCTTGCCGTACTCCTCAAGAACGTCTCTCGTCTTCCTACCCCACGATGCAGCGAAGTCACTCTCGTACGAAGCAAGGATGATCCTCTCGTTCGGGAAGCGACCTAAGAACCATGCAGGTGCGTACTTGGAGAGAAACTCTGACTTGCCGTGCCTCGGAGGCATCGTGACGATCAACCTCGTGATCTCACCTGCAGCTACGGCAAGGAAAGCCTCGTTCAGCATCATCAGATGCCTCGCAGGCTTCCATGTGCCTCTCGATGCGTAGATGGCAAGACCGGCAGGCATCAGGTAAGCAAGGACGGTAGGATCCTGCAGAGCAGCAATGACCTCTTGTTCCGCCGTAGCGAAACTACTCGTCAACACCGAGCTCTGTGTCATCGTCGGCAAGACCCTCACCTCCTTCTCCTACGATCGGAAGCTGATCGGTATTCGCTACGAACGTGTCACTCTCTGTAGCGGTCACACCGATCAACTTCGGAACGAGCTGCGACATCAGTTTTCTGGACTCCGGATCGAGCATCAGTTGGTTGGCGATCTGTACAACGACAGGACGATCCGGAAGACCGGTATGTTCAACACGCTGCTTCTCGGACCACTTCTCCGGATGCTTCCGAGCGAGATACCAAGCAGCAGCCTGCCAGTTATCAAAAGAGGCAGTACGTACCAGAGAGAGTGCTTCGGCTTCTGCCTCTGCTTCTCCTGTCACGACTGCCTGATAAAATTTGAGGTAAAGTTTCTGGGACTTCGTCATCAGAGTCGGATCAACCCCACCGACCGCTAAACCCTTCGAGAGTTTCTCACCGGCGGTTCTCCAGTCTGTCCAGGTAGTCCACTCAATTTGGAGCAAACGAGCTGCAACCGGGCGATAGTTACCCGCTCGCATAATCTCGTACGTCTTCTTGATGATGGTCTCGGTAAGGACTAACGGACGACCTCCGGTTGACATCGCTGCCACCCCCTCTACCCGGTACTACGCACAATGCTCATCGTTTATCCACAAGCTCCTCCACAATTCCAAGTAGCTCAGCCACTCCGAATGCAACGGCTAACACGACAACGCTCTTCGTCACGAGCGTCAACGCTACACCGAAGAGTCTGATCACGGATTTTGCAGTGGAGACCCAGAAGTGCCCTTGACTGTTCACGGTACTCAGACCTCCCGCACAAAGGAATAGTTCCTTCAATTATATTATATAGTACTCCAGTGGAGAAATCAAGAGGGAACCTTAAAAAAGATCTCTTCTCAGTGAAATTCTATCGACGTGCACACCCTTTGTCGCCTTGCACACGAGTCCCCAGCCTTTCGACCCGCAGTATCCGAGGGAGATGTCGGTGAACCCCTCACTAGGGAGGATCTCGTTCAGGTAGTCCTCGCAGATCAGGGACTTGTGACAGTCAGGTAGCTGCATACCGGGGAACGAGTTCAGCAGGATGTGACTCATCGTCTCGAACTGCGTGCGGTTGAAGCCTTTCTCGTTCATCTCGCAGAACGACTGCGCGATCGCGTTGAAGTTGACGGTCAGGATTCGTAGCTCACCTTCCGGTTTCAACGTCTGCCAACACTGGTAGAGGAAGTCCGGGATCTGAGACTGAGGAATGTGCTCGAGCAGCATCTCCGCACAGATCACATCGACAGTCTCCGGTGGGAACATCTGTCCGAGGTTCAGAGCCTCTCCACATACGAAGGTCGTACGCTCGTCAGCCTGGAAGCTCCTAGGAGGCACTACGTCCACATTGATCCAGCCCTTCCGCCACACCTCCCCACATCCCAGGTACACTCTCACCTGATCATCTCTTCGGATGTTCACATCCATGTTCACGTTAACCTTCAACTGTGCCATCTGTCGGCTCCTTTCCGTAGCGACGGAGTTGTCCGTCACGCATGTGCGCCTTTGCCTCCGTCGAGCGCTTGCCTCGACCGTTCTGGTTACCCTTCATCTTCTCCCGCATCACTTCTTTGCGATGCTCCGATGCCACTCTGTCGGGTGTCGTTCGACGATGTGCTCTCCACCACGCGTCAATCACCGCCCGCTCAAACGCCGGTAGTGCGTTCCACTGCTCCTTGGTGAACGCTTGACTCGAAAGCACACGAATCAAACGCTCCTCTTCCGGGGTCAGTTTTCCCTCCAGAAGGATCCGTCTTTGCACGTCCGATCGACACTCTGAGCAGTACAGTGCACTCACGAGATCTACGTCGGACGCAACTTCAAACGCTCTTTGACACTTCCGACACGTTTGCATGTTTGTCACTCCTTTCCATCTTCCGGTGTCGAGTTCATCGCAGCGATCTGCATCTGCGTACTCAGCACTGTCTGTGTGAGCGTGAGAGCCTGCATCGGTGTGAACCCAGCTTGCAAGAAGTTGTCGTACGTGATCTTCGAAACCTCCGCGAGAGCGCCAGCAGCTTGGATTAGCGCTCGAACTTTCTCGTTCACTGCGATCACCTCCCGCCGCTCTGTAAGGGCACACCGGGACCCCATGGCCTACTGGTACGCTCCTTCATCGATGTCTCGCTGATGTGGAACCTCGTCTTGAGCGAGGGCTCCGTCACTCTGACATCGCACCCTTCGAAGTCCCTAGCAGGATCCAACAGCGTGACCTGTCGAGTGTACACCCACTGGTACACGGTCTGCAGTCCAACGTTGAATCGTGCTGCGGCCTCTTTGGGAGTCATCCATACAGTCGACCCGATTGTAATCACACTTTTCCCTCTCCTTTCGCCTATCTTGGATTGTCTTGGATTGTCTTGGATTGTCTTGTGAAGGGAGTGGCAGAACGTTCCGTCCTCCACTTCCACGACTAACGAGCTCTCCCGACTCTACAATACGCAAGAGCTCTCCTATATTTATATTATAATGTATCCCCGAGGAACTTTCAAGAGGAAAAACAGTTGCTAGTTCAAGAGTTTCACCGAGTTATTGTGATAGGATTTTTGGAATTTTTCTAAAACAATGCGCTAAAACAATGCGAAAACCGAGGCTTTAGAATGGTTTGCGACCATTATTGTGATAGGATTCAAGTTCAAAGGGAAAACACGAGTAGGCTCTATATATCGAAGCTTTCACTCAATCTAATTTTTCAGATTGAGTGAAAGCTTCGGCGCACAATATCATATATATTTATTTATTTCTATCACAATATAGTAATATAATATAATAAAAACCTAGGCTTTGCAATACTTTGCGGCATTGTAGAGTCGATTGTAAACTCGATTGTAAAGGATTGTGAGGGTATTGAAGTGGTCCTATCACAATAAACTACCGACGCACCAGTCTATCGGAACTTTTTTTGGTTACCAACTTTCAAGAAACCTCTTGATTTTCTCATCGTTTTCCATTATAATATAATTGTAGAGACACAAAAAATATTGTCTTAGCGCCAAAGGAGGTTGAGAACCAGAATGAGAAACACTTTCCGAGGGGAGCGCGTGCTCAACGTTCGAATCCCGGAGAACGCGTTCGATGTCCTCACCGAAATCGCATTGAGAGAGCATCGCCACGTGACGCTCGTAGCGTCAGACGGTCTCACGAAATACGCTCGCTACGTAAGCAGCGGAAAGGTCGAGAAGATGGCGTACGCCGCACCAGCCGAGGAAGCTACTCTCGAGACGTTCCTCGATCCGATGAGAAACCCGTTTCTCGAGAGTACCCGAAACATACGACTGTCGTTGGAAGACGGTCGAGCACTCCTGGATGCACTGTCGTACGGAGGTCCAGGAAACGAAGACCTAGTCGCACGGCTGGAGAAAATCTTTGGAAAGGTGGAGCAACATGAGTGAGATACCGGAGACAGATCAGTGGAAACTTGAGGGAAACTGTAGCAAATGTCGGCGAAAGAAGTACTGCAGCAAGGGTTGCAGTGCTCGGGATCGCAGGGTGAAGATGCTTGTAGCAGGGAAGATCGCAGAGATGTTTCCCACCCTACCGCTATCAACAAGGGGGTACGGAAAGTGATTACAACGCTACGAGGTCAAAACTTCCGTGACACACTAGGGAGGGTCAAGGCTGTGCTACGGCAGAACCTCGATGAGCATAGTCCAGCCTCTCCCATCCCGAAGGAAGAGATCTACCGGGTATGCCTGAGCCTCCTGTGGGAGATGGACACCCGGATGGCACAGATGCAGAGAGATCAACGCCGGTATCAAATGATCATACAGAACTACAAGAAAGGAGGAAACTGATGCTTAAGGAAGCAACCGAGGAGCTGAAGAGACGCTATGAACTCGTAGAGCGTCGACTGGAAGCACTCAAAGAAGAGATCCCTCTCCTGGAAGAAGAGAAGGAGTGTCTCGGGAAACTGATTAACCTCTACCAGCGGCATCCACACGATGCCATCACGGAAGAGCGTCGTGCGACGTTCAAGGTTCGGATGCTGGAAGACATCGAAGGTTTGAAGGACGAACCTAGCAACCCCTACGGTGTAACCACGAAGAAGCTTCGCACAAAACCCGCGATTGAGCTGTTCGAGAAGCGAGTAACAAATGTGCTGGAGGGTGGACCGGCGAGGTTTTCCGAGCTGCTAAAGACTGCTGGATACAAACCGGACTCTACCTCGAGCATGAGACTCTGTCGAATGGTTGAGAAGAACCTCGTGACTCGAGAGGACGGTAAGTACTCACTTCGCACGAAAGGCGGTGCTGGAGATGCTTCTTCCGAAGCCAGACGTTGACACCATCAAGAAAATCCTCGAAGGAAAACGGATCGTATCCATTCAACTCGGTCAAGGAGTCGAACCAGATCTCTCGGTTGAGCATCCGGGCTTCACGAGCTACAAGAAGAGTGGAAATCCGTACATGATTGTCGAATACACATCGGACGTGGAGGTGAAGAGAAATGAGTGACCTAGAACGAGGTCTGTACGTGAAGTACGATGTGACGAAGGTCTCCTCTGGTGAGGTTGTCGAGGATTGCTTCGTACTCCGACCGGACAGAGATCCCGCAGCGATAGTCGCTGTAAGAGAGTACGCACGCGTCACGAAGAATCCAAAACTTGCAGCTGACATCCTCTCGTGGATTGGGGACTTCCAACCCTTGACGCTGGAAGAGGTCCACGCACTAGAGAAGGAGACCGGACTCGACAAGCGACCGTTTACGTGGGTTTGGTATCAGAGTCTCGTGGTCTGGGATAACCCGGGAATGGACTACACCAGTTGGAAGATCCTGCAAACGCCCTTGCACAAGAAAGACACGATTGCGGTCTTGAGTCCCGGCGTTCGATACGAGGAGTCGATTGCGGACTACGGTACTCGGTACGTGCTGTATCTGCATAAGCCAATCCGGGATCCAAGAACGTCGTGAACCCTGCCCCTAGTGCGGGAGGGAACGCGTCGTTTTCTTTTGAGAGGTGGAGCCGCCTTCGTCCACGTTGACGCGGCTCTCTCAAAAGATAACTATGAGTTACCTGTACCCCGCACTGAAGGGGCACCACAAGAACACCGAAAGGAGTACGAGATGCAAGACTACAGTGAACGAATTAGGCTTCTGCGAAAGTGGGGTGCTGTACTACGAGATAACTATCCGAGTATGGTGCATCAGTGGAAAAACATGTTGCAAGCCGCTACCGACCTCGAGGACCTCGCTACGGAAAACGAGCGGTTGAGTGGAGCGATAACAGCCACGAGACTGCAGCTTGAAACTGCTACGTTTAGCACCAACAAGGGTGCGGCGGATTTGGCAAAGTTTATCATCGGGTATTTGCCTGAATCGCCGCGGAAGGGATGAGAAGAGGTATGGCAAGAAGACTAACGAACGCACAGTGCTTACGACTCATCAGACGAGCGTTGGAGAGCGAGGCTGATCGTCCGGATGGCATCCTTGATCGCGGTTTCGGTTGTGGGGACTACTACGAGTGCGTACAGTACCTCGACGAACTCGTGAAGCACGTGAAGAGTGCGAAGTCAAACAAGAAGGAGGTGGCTCGACATGGTTGAAGTGATTCGTGACCGGCTTCTCAATGCGATCGTATGCTGCGATATCGATCCTGAACGGGAGGATTGCTTCGATGAACTCGACCGTCAACTCGCGCCAATATATAATGGTACGCAGAACGGTTGGCACGCGTTGCGACCGGACAACTGGCGATTTACGGATCCGGATGCGAAGGAGACGCCGTTCGGTAGTAAGGATCCGTGGGAGGCGTGCAAACCCGGACCGTGTGCGGACCTCCCTGGTCGCTGGCACTACGTCGTAGTCTGCTGAAAGGAGACGAAGAATGACAATCTGTAACGAGTGCAAAAAGTATCTCGCGTTGGTATCGCCATGCGACGGTCCGGAGTGTAACGCGTGTGGACGATACAACGTCACGGTTCGCGCGGTGGAGGAGTTTCGGGTAGTGGCGGTCAATCGAATGGGTGACGCACGAATCATTCTCTGCAGCGAGATTCACGCGTATCCCGATCGAGTTGAATTCGTACCATACGTAATCAACCGACCGTATCAGGCACCGGCTACAACGCAAGTGGTTTCGACCGGAGAGCTTCAGTGCTTCTCGGTCAATCCAGAAAACAGTCGCAGAGGATTACTGAAAGGAGATGACGTGGATGGCTAAGATCGGAGATCGCGTAGGTGCGGTACTTCGAACGACACCTACTGAGGTGTACCTGATCGGGTACGGGACGTTCATGGGTCACGAGGTTCCTCCTACGGGAATGCTTCACGACCACAAGATACCGAATCCGAAGATTCAGCTCGACAACGGCAAGGTCGTGTGGGGCTATCAATGCTGGTGGGGACCGGCAAAGCACGTAGCCGAGATGGTCGGTAAACGGATAATCAAACGTGTCGATGCAGACACACTAGAGGAGGAAGACGGAAATGGATAGGACGAAAACTGCTGGAGAAGTTCTCGCGAAGATGATGGCAGCAAAAACTCGCGGTGAAGACGTTACTGAGCTTCGGAAGGAGTTTCAGTCCCGAACGAAGTCCTTCTTCGAAGATCAGGGCGTATCGTGCACGTTTTCAGACGAGACAGAGGAAGACGTTCCGGACAATCTTCTTCCGTGTGGTATCGTGGATGAAGGGGATTGCAAGGATTGCGGCTACGCATGTAAGCAGGAGGAAGACGATGGAAGGCACAACTGACAACAACCGGTACTACAAGATGGGCTACGACGACGGGTACCGGATGGGTCTGACGGAGGGTCTGCGACTCGCGCACAAGATCGTATCTCTCGCTCCAGGTGGCAGTATGACCGTTCAGTGTGCTACGGAGGAAGACGCAAAGAATCTCGTGGAGCTCTTTCGTCGATCGGACGTTACCGCTGCGAAACGGGAACCGAAGGGTCCACCGACGACCCATGCACGGATGCCGTACTTTGAAGGAAAGGAGACGCGCAAATGAAACGCATTTTCAAGTACCCAATACCGGTTACCGATCACACTCGACTGATGCTTCCAAAAGGAAGTAGGATCCTCTCGGTCCTGAACCAGAGAGAGCAGGTCGTTCTGTACGCACTCGTGGAGGACGCAACGTTGGATACCGAAGCGTGGATCATCGAGATTCGTGGAACCGGACACCCAGCACTGGATCTGGAAGACTTCCTGTTCGTTGGAACGATTGAACTCGCCGGAGTACTCGTGTTTCACGTGTTCGCGCGGAAGGTGGGATAGAGATGCCGACGTCAGTTCAGATCACCGTGGTGATTTGCGCGACGATACTTCTGCTCTACATCGTCGGGAAGCTTTTCGAGCGCCGCAAATAGCGAACTTTTATTTCACTGCGGAGATTCCAAGAACCCCTTGAAAGTTTCCTCGCAATCCTTTATAATAATAACATAACACTTACGGGAGGAATGGACATGCCTACATGGAAAACGCGAGTGAAGACTCATTTTGATGCCGCTCACAAACTACGAGACTACAACGGAAAGTGCGCAAACCTGCACGGACACCGTTGGGAGATCGAGGTAGTGTATGAGCAGCATTTTTTGGGTCTCCACACCAACATGACGGTCGACTTCAAGGTTGTGAAGAAGCAACTCAATGAGCTCTTACCCGATCACGCATATCTGAACGATGTGTATCAGGAAGTCAATCCGACTGCGGAGTTCCTTGCACAGAAGCTGTACACGGAGCTGAACGCTCGGATAGAAGAGCTCAACAATCCCGGTGCAACGCTTGTGGAGGTTACGATCTGGGAGTCACCGGAGTGCTGCATCACCTATTCGGAACTGGACGTCTGCGACTGCGTCGCCGGTGAGTAGTATGCCGAACATAATTGACTTCTCACCGAGAGGACCCGAACCGGAGATGCTTCAGGTCGTGACCTGTATGTGCTGCGGTCACGAAGAGTACTACGGAATGATGCACTGGAACAACGGAGTCTCCATGTGTCGTCGATGCATCCGGAAGGTGTGGCAGTTGCAACCGGGATGTACGTGGGAACCCGGTCCGAAGGATTACTCGTTCCCACTGTACGAAGACGGGCGGGACTACACGACGTAGAAAGGAGGAAGAAGAATGAACGATGTAAACCGCGGACCGGAAGACGAAGAAGAAGAGATCCCCGAATCAGCTCTCGACGAACTCTCAAACGGAAAGGGGGGAGATGACGATGAGTAACAGCTCGTTGGTCTCCTACACGAAGCTCTCACCAAACATTACCTCTCCACGCAACCACGTGATCGACACGGTCTCCATTCACTGTATGGCCGGAAAGTTGTCCGCGAAGCAGTGCGCGAACCTCTCGTCATTTTCGACGTATGATCCGGACGGTGGCGCCTCGTGCAACTACGCGATTGGATATTCCGGTGAGATTGCATTGATCGCAGATGAAGGCGATCGCTCCTGGTGCACGTCCTCGCGATCAAACGACCATCGAGCGATTACGATCGAGGTCTCAAACAGTAGCAACACGGACGACGACTGGCCGGTATCGGATGCGTCATACGCGTCTCTGCTGAACCTGCTGACAGACATTTGCAAGCGAAACGGGATCAAGAAGCTTCTGTGGCAAGCCGACAGCAGTTTGATCGGTCAGATCGATCAGCAGAACATGACCGTTCATCGGTGGTTTAAGAACAAGGCGTGTCCGGGGAACTATCTGTACAGTCGACACGCGGAAATCGCGGAGGAAGTAAATTCCCGGTTGAACACCCCAACTGACAACGAGGAGGAAGATAACGTGGTACGGTACGAAAAGCTCTCAGATATTCCCAACGGGTGGGATGCGCACGGCAATCCCCGCGCGACAATTGAAATGCTCATGAACGCCGGAATCGTTGGAGGGGACGGTTCGGACACTACCGGCAATGACGATGTGATCGATCTGTCTCATGACATGGTTCGGATGATGATCTTCGAGTTTCGAGGGAAGCTCTACGATGAAGAGTGTCGTGCCGCGGGTTATGAGCCGGATGATATTCGCGACTAGTGAAACCCGTCTGGCGAGGACTTACCGCGATCAGCATGACGGTCCTTGCTATCTGCATTGCAACCGCGACGGTCCTTTGGATCCTTCGACACTGCGCACTTGAGGGCGTTCTCGTCTTCGGGGTCTGCTGCGTCGCTGCGTTCTGGGGGTGGGTCCTTCGCTGGCTCTACAAAGACGGTCGGATCACGTTCAGTCACGTCCTTGTGATCTGGATGGTTGCTTCCGGTACGGTCATGGGTGGAGCGTCGTACTACTTAGCGTACCGAGAGATCACCGCGACACTCGAAACCCTCTCTCGGTACGTGATGGTCGAAACGGTTGCTGGCAGTGCAGGGTACTTCTTGAAATCCGTGGTAGAGAACTCGGTGGATAAGATCAAGGGTAACACGAAGAAGTGTACCCGCGATCTCTAGGAGAGAAGGAGGATCCGCATGGAAGAATCTCGTCAGTTGAGTGCATGGTGCGAAGACGCCGATCGCATCATGCACTCAAGTTAAAAATAGGAGCAAATCCAAGCAATCGAGTGGAAAACCAAGAGAACCTGAGGAAACCCTGAGAATTTGCACCGTATAGCACCTTGATTTCTCCTGGA